AGGACACCGCCACCCACAGCAGAGTAGGGCCTCCGTCTACTTAAACCTTTCGATCCGTGGGAGGACATACCAAGCCCTCTATCGTCAAGGACCGCCCCAAATTCGGGCCGGATCGGTCCCGCCTTCCCCATATTTTTGTATGACTCGGGCATCGTATCAGTTACCAGTTTATCGTTGATCCGTCACTAACCATATTTATATCGTTGTTGTACCAGGTAAAGTTCCCGTTGCCATCTGACTCGATCCCATATCCGGACCCATCGCCGAGCGTGAAGGCCCCTGTATCGAAGTTTAGTTCCAGGCCCATGTCTGTGCCATCCGTCTCGTCTGGACCGCGTGTGAGCCGAATCTGGGCCGATTCGCCACTGTTATCGAGTTCGATGCGTGCGACTGGATTGGAGAGACCATCTTCCTTTACTGCAAACCGAAGGACATCCGGTTCGCCCGCACTGTGGTCTTGGGGCTCGGCTTCCAAATACATGTTGGGGCCACTGTCCGACTGATACTCCGTTCTCCGGTGTCCGGCCCGACCGAGTGGCGCTCGCTTCGTATCCGTATAGACAACGTTAGCCACGAACGGGCGCTGGGTATCGCTCTTCAAGAAGCCGAGTTCGACTACATCGTCTTCCTGTGGAATGTAGACCGATCCGTTGTACGTCGTATGGATCGGAACGTTTTTGAACGATTCGTCACGACTTCGTAGCTGCACGTTGACCTCGTGATTTGAGAGTCTTTCTTCGGTCCCATCGTGTTCGTGTACTTTTGACACGATACCGAGCATGCTATCCCACCGATTCTGTTGCTGATCACGTCGTTGCTTTTCGATGAGTGTTTTTCGTGGCATATCTATTAGTTGAGTATGTCAGCACCGATGCCCGTGTTATCGTCAACACCGGAGATGTTTTCGCTGACAATTCGTTGCCCGTCTTCTTGGGCGAGATACTGCTGCACAATTGATGCGCCAACACCTGTCTCGATTCGCTCAGCACTCGATCTAAGTGTCGGTGTTAATTCGAGCGTTGTCAGGAATCCATCTTGGGCATTGATTGTGTGTGTCACGCCGTTCACTTTGTAGATTCCCTGTTGCACGTTGTTCGGGATTTCGGTGTTGACTGTTCCGGTAATCGTAAATTCTAGTTCGGGGACGACAACTTGATCGTACAGTTCAATATCACCGTTGCCGATAATTGTTGCAGTTCCCATATTGCGCGTCTGATCTTGTTTGACAGCTTCGTTGACTGCCATTTTATCAGCTTCCTCCTGTGTTGACGCATTCACTTCGAAGAAGTTTTTCTCCGGAGTCGGCATCGGTTTACTTTTACCAGGGGGTGACATTGGGACCGGAGACTTGTGCGAAAAGTCCTGGTAGGCCGACGATGCGCCTTGGCCGTATTCGGAGGCAATATCGCTCGTTTCGAAGACGACTCGGGATGCATTGGCCGAGTCATCACCAGCATTCGTTTCGGTGATAAACGGAATGTCCCATTTAACTGAATTGGACTTCGGGGATGGGGTGATATTGAGTGCCCCGTTTTTGTCGACCCATACGTCGGCCAGAAGTGTTCGAGCCAATCCTTGGACAACGTCCATCAGTGGGTCACCACGGTCACCGCTGCCGAACGACCATTGCCTGGCGGTTCGGCCACCAACGAATGCATCGAATGGGGCCAGATACGGCTGATCGATTGTGGCCCGCTCAGGGAACTGTGTGACACCATCCGGGAACGCATCGGCCAGTAATACGAAGAGGATACTGTGTGGATACTTGACGAACTCCGTGTCGAGAACGACCTCCTGTGAATGGAGTACGTCCCGAACGTCGTACGCTGTGACCGTCACAATGCCTTCTTCGTCTTGCTCGGCCTTATGCGCTTTGCCTTTGAATACGGTGCTTGTTCGTTCGTCTGCGACATCGGCCCACGGTGATGCTGTCGACTCGTTCGAGACGAACACTTCGACAGTGCTCCCTGGAACGAGGGCATCGATATCCTGTGGGATACCGCTTATCTTTGCACGTCCAATCTGTCGGCCGGTAAATCGTTCGACATCGATCTTCGTGACTCTGAAGTTGGTGCCTTCGACCTCAGCCCACGTCGTAACGTCTTGTGTCAGAATCATTCGTCAAATAGTGCGTCTTCACCGAATTCAATTTCAAAGCCACCCAACTCTTCGGTGTCAAGGGAGCCGATTGTACTCGATTCACCAGGTACGGTCGAGCCCTCTTCGACTTCGAGGGCCTCGATAGTGGCATCGTAGAGCCAGTCGCCGTCCTTCGTTTTGGCACGCTTGAAACTGGTGCTGGTTGACTGGACGAGAATGTCACCAGACCAACGTTCTGTTCGGAGCGACAAGACGCCCTGTTGTGTCAAATTATCGATAATTTCCAGTTCGTAGTCCACAACGACGCCTTCGATCGAGAGCGAGTCAGGCTTTCGACCTAACGTTTGGACGACAATTTGATCGTCAATCGTTTCCTGTTCGACTGTCCGCTGTTCTGTTGTGACATTTACCGCCGGATCAGCGTATGTGAATTCGAGTTCACCGATCCGTGCTGGGTCACGATTGTAGCCTTGTGCTGCCATAATTAGCGTCCGTTCTCTCGTCGCTCATTTTCAAGGACTTTGTCTCGGATGATTCGGCCGAATTTGTTGGCCATCCGATCATCGATAGAGCCCGATCCGCTGTTATCGACATTAACCTCGACGTTGGTCTCACTTCGTCTCGATGTGTTCGTTGTTCGGTTCGATGCTGCTGCCTGTTCGTTTGTAATATCCTGTCCGGTTACTCGATCAAAGTTCGGCAACAGGTTCGAAATGATGTTACCGAAGAGATCGATTGAAATAGAGGAGCCATCAAGTCCGTTCACAATATCCCAGATAGACATCATTACCTGCTTCAGTAGTCGGAACTGCAAGATAATCGGGTTTAGCCCAAGCCCTGCATCTAATGCGGATTTAACTTTATCCCAGTTCTTATAGAGATATGCCAGTGCGAGTCCAATGCCAACGATTACAGCACCGACTCCGGTTGAGATCAGTGCCACTTTTAGTGCACCGAGGCCAAGTATCAATGCTGTAACAGCTACTGTTGCAGCGCCAAAGGCTGCTGCTAGTGCTGTAATACCGGTTGCAACTGGTCCAACGAGATTATGTATTTCGTACAGACCTTTTGCCATCAATGCAATTCCAACCAGTGCGCCTGTTAGTAGTGCTGCATTTAGCGAGATGACGGCTGTCACAGCACTCCAGATGGATGCTGTGAAGGCACCGACGGAACTGGTTGCGATTGACGTTGAGCCAGCGTATGCTATCATATTCCCGATGCCAGCTACAATTTGGCTATTGAGTATGAGTGTTGCACCGGCTGCTATTAGAATGGTGCCAGCGATGAACTCAATCACTGATTGAACGATGTCCCCAACCAACCCCATTTCATTCAGATGACCATTAACTGTTCCGATTACAGATCCGATCGTTTCGAAGAACGACCCAATTGTTTCGAGTAGTGGGGCCAGCAATCCAAGTGACTCAAGTACAAGTGCAATACCAGCTACAAGCAACAGTACACCACCAGCAAACATGATCGTGGATTTAAGGGCCATGACCATGTTCTGGTTACCCTTTTGTAGCGTCTGTGTAAATGCATCGTAGGCATTGTCTGCATCTTCAACCGCGTCCGTTAGGTGCTCAAGTGATTGAGCGACCAGATAGTTTATCTTAAACGCAAACTCTGCCACGGCAATCATTTTCATCAGTGTCATTGTAATTGCCAAAAATGCAATTACAGCGGTTGCAGTTACGTCGGATAGCATCCCAAACGCTTCGTATACCTCCAATGCAACGCTAATAACTGATGCAAACACATTGATTGTAAATGCAAGAGGTGGCAATAGTTGCTCACCGATCCCAGCACCAACTCGGGTAATGACTGTGACAAGTTCGAGCAGTGCACTACCAAAGTCTGAAACTGTTGGACCAAGATTGCCGATAATCTTCCCCCAGTATGCCATGGCATCCGGGAGTTTATCGATGAACCAAACGAAGAAATCCTCAAGCAGCGGAAGCGCGTTTTCGATGAGCACTGTCAGGCCTTCGATCATTGTGAGGCCACCAGTGCGATCGCTGAATCCGAGCACCGCAGCCCTGAGTTCGAGGAGGAAGCTCTGGACTTCTTCCATTTCGAGCAGTTCGGCTGCTGCTTCAGCAAACATGTGCACTAGTTCCACGATATCTCGGAGCACGGTGACAAAGATACCGGAGGCTCCGAGTCCACCAATTGTAACGTCTTGCAGTGGTGCGACAGCATCGATGATTGCTTCCTTGAAGCCCTGTGCTGTTGCTTCAACAGCCTCCATCGTGTTATTGATACCAGCGAACTGGTCTTCGAGATTCTGCAAGAATCCCATTGCACCGACCGCGACGAGGGCTCCGAATGCGCCAGCAACAGCAACGGCTGCCGATGCGAGCCCAAGGAAAAGCGTAATTAGTGGCCCAACAAAGGCTATCAATGCTGGAATTGTAATCAGTAGGTTAGCGAATCCGATATTGAACGGGCCAAGGTTGGCTGACACAGTTTTCAGTGCCGGAACAAGTGCGCTCAACGATCGGGCCAGATCCTCGACCTCATCGTCAAGATTTTCGACGGCTTGGCTGGCACCAACGGAACTTGTTGTCAGTGTATTGAGCCCGGCGACAACGAATCCAAGCGTCGATGTGGTCTGCACCGATGCTACTTGTAGCTCGGAAAGGGCCGTTCGTACGTCTTTGATTTCATTTTCAGCTTTATTAGCTGCTGAACTCATTGCAACAGATCCAACCGTGGCACCTGTTGCACCACCAATCGCTTCTAATCCGCCTGGAACCCGCCGTGATCGAAGATCGGGGCCTATTTCCTGCCCGATTGTTTCACCGCGCTCCGTGTCTGCACGAGCAATTGATCCAATTGCAGATGTATCAAATTTACGCTCAAATTCAGCAAGTTCGCTGTTAACTCCATCTAAGTTATCATCTAATTCACTAAAGTCTATATCATCAAATGGACCGAACACATCTTCGAGTACACCAAGACCACCAGATCGGGGATCAACTTCAATAACTTCATTTACATCCATCCCCCCGGCTGGTCGTGAACGACGAACGGCCTCGCTTACTTCAGACCCAAATTCTGCCGGTGTATATGTGATTCCCCGCTCTTCATCACTTTTAAATGGAACTGGTAAGTTTCCTCGATCCAAGTCAAGTGCTTCTTCAACTGCTTCAAGAGATTCTGAGAAATCAGATGCGACTGCATCTGCATTGGCAAGTTTTCGGGCCAACGACTCGATGTTAAGATCGCCTTCAACACTTCTAAATAGTCGTGATACAACACCAGGCGCTTGTCGTTGACCCCTGTCTGGATTTATGTCAGACTCATAGGAGAGCGCGTTGACAAGAGACTCACGGAACTGGTCGTTTTGTATGAGTGCCGGTTGTACTGAACGACGGCGGGCTTCAAATGGGTCAGTAATATCAACATCATCTGCTGCATCACCAACGCTTCCGAGTCGTTTTTCATATCCTTCGAGCAGGTTCATTGAATTCCGGAACTGAGATTCATCAGCAAATAGTGTGTCTCTGTCCGGAATAACATCATCGACTCTGTTATCAAAGTCGCCAAGCGAATTACGAATTATTTGATACTGTTCGTCAAGATCAGCGACATCTGTATTAAGATCAACCGTTGTTCCGTTAAGTGTTGCCATTGACGACTGGAGGCCGTAGATAGCTCCAGCAGCACCGGCTGAATCATTTCGAACGTCTTCTAATTCGTCTTCGACGCCACGGAGTGACTCTTCCATATTTTCGGCCGAGCCAAAGGTGCCGGCGAATGCTTTGGCCAGGTCTTCTGTCGCACCTTCGGCGTTCCCGGCTGTTTCAGCAGCCTTTTCGAACGATCGGGCTGCACCGTCGATACCGTTCTCTATTCGCTCACCAACTTCGCCGGCATTGCTACTGATTGTAACATCGCCAAGTACGGAAAAGTCAACCATGAATTATGTGGAACAGTAGGGTGTCTTATGGGGTACGATTGAGTGCGCTTCGTCCAGCCACATTCGTCGGTGTCCCGGATGGTTGGGCACCAGACTGGGCTTGTTTCTGCATTCGTTTTGCTTTTTGCTGTTGCTTTCGACCTTCGTCTCCGCCCGATTCGCGGTAGATATCCGCGTGCAGGAGTGTTTTCACTTGGGCATCACTTAGCTCTTCGAGTCTGGCGTCACGTCGCTCGACAATCGTACCGTTTCCGTCGCACCGTTCGCACGTTTTGTCGAGCACACCGTTGATCTCGAATTCACGCCCATAGACGCTGGCTGATAGGCCAATTGACTCGGACCCGCTGCCATCGCATCTCGGGCATTCGGATTCGTGTTCAACCGTGAACTTGTATCCGGCCTGATGGAGCGTTAGGAGTTCTTGTCCGAGTCCACCTTCTGAAAATCTTTGATGGAGCCGGTCTCTTCGAAGGACATTTCGATGATCTCGGACCCGATTTCGAACAGTGTTTCGAAATCAAGCTCGGCCACGATCTCCTCAAAGTTGTGTCGTGTCAACTCTTCGTGCGCCATCGACTCGACACAGATGTTCTCGAAGGCGAGGATCGTGTCGCCGTTGACATTGGAGAGCATGTTGCGCTCCTCAGCCATTTCCTGGGCTTCGTCCTCATCCTCGGCCTCCGATAGTGTCTGCAACATTTCTTCGGGAAGCCGATTGATCTCGTCAAGGAGTACTTTCCGATTGACGACGTGTAGTTCAACATCCATCTGTGCCCCACTATCGTGGGTCAGGGTGTACTCACTGATGTCGTTGGTACTCTCGGTCACGCGCTTGTAGAATTCCATTGCGTCAACTTGTGTCATAATGAATCACTTGATTCGGGTGAAAAGTAGGAGCCGGGCACATGCCCGATGAAAAGGTGGAGCGACTGTAACAGCAAAACCGCGTTGGCGTGGTTACCGACTCGAAGCGCCGGTTACGCCACCAGAGGACACGTATGCGTCCTCACAATCGAAGTCCCACGATGACGAGGCAACATCGTCGGACGGTACGTCACGACTGAGGCCAGTTACCTGCACTTCTTCGAGCGTCCAAGTGCGGGGGAACCCGCCGGCTGCCCCCTCTTCGGGAGCCTCCTCTTTGACTGTCATGGTCACTCGCTTCGGTTCGCCAGCCTCGTGATAGTCACTCTCACCCGCACTATAGAACATGAGGTTTCGAATGACATCCTGGCCCCCGTCGTACTCGAACGAGCCGGAGTATCGAAGGCCAGTCGTTACGAGTGTGGGCTTCATTGACTGATCGGTCTGTACATCGGTCGACTGTGGGTCGATACTGAACGAGACGTTTGTGACGGCAATCTCCTGATCGCCGGCCTTGATAATGGCCTCTTGTCCAGTAATACGACTTGTGTGATCTGGTGCAACCATATATTAGTTATGTGTTAATTGTGATAGAGACATCGATTCGCTTGGCAATGCCCTGCGGTGTGACACCGAGATCGATGCCGATTTCGTCTGAACTGACCTGATACACTTCAACGAAGTACTCGTTGGTGATCAGTCGATCATCGTTTAGACCCTTCAGTTCGGATCGGATTGTGTCCTCGACTGTGTCACGAGTCCGTTCGTCGTTGATCTGGCCAATGGCCGAGTCACCGACTGTCTTGGCAATCAGGATCGTCTGATCGACAATCCGACGACGCCAGTAGTCTCGAATCCAATCGGTCTCGTCAGAGGTGGACGTGTTGTCACCGATCGTAATCGACCCGCCCTGCGGTGGCTGTCGAATCGGAATGACGTTTGCGTCTCGAAGCTCGTTTGCTTCCGTCTTCGAGAGCCGATCGTCAAGGTTATCAGTCGTCAGGTTGTCGTTGTAGATCGAGCCACCGGGTCCGAGGGCAGCGCCAGCCATGTATCCGGCCAGCGCCGGGGTAATGGTTTCGGTCGATAGCTCCTTGCGAGCCGGTGCGTGGAGGAACACGGCATCATTGTTGATGGAATCCGCATAGTTAGCCGTGTTATAGTCGGGCATCTCGCGCCCCTCTTGGTTGGCATTGGGCTCTGCTGCGGTAACACCCATCGCCAGCTTGTATTCGCCACGAAGGCCGTTCACTTCGGCCGAGAGGTCAGTTGCGATCGCCCCGCTCTCTTCGAGCGGAACGATAAGCCCTGTTTCCTCATCACCGATGGCCGTCGCTGCTTCAGCAAGGGCCGACTCGTAGTCGTAGTGCGTATAGTCGACGGTGTATGTCGCATCGCCATCGTCTTCTATTTCGACAGCGCCCGTAATCGGATTGACATACGCCTCGCCCGCTGTTCCCTCATTCGTCGGCGGGCTATCGTACTTGAAGACGACCGTGTACTCTCCGGACACATCGCCCGTAATCGTGATCTCATCTGTATCCTCGACAATCGGCGCATTAGCGAGTGTGCCCGACACACCGCCCAGGTCTTCGTCAGTGACACTGATCTCGTCCAACATCACCCCGTAGAGGAAACTGATGTTAGCACCGTTGCCTCGGGCTTCCTGCATGCCATTCGCCAGTTCGGTATCGGCCCCGAACTTGCGTTCTGCGTCGAGGCTGGAATCGATCTGTGTCAGTGTGTTCGGATCGACGGTATCCGTTGCCCCAGGATTACCGTCACCAATCAATACTACCTTCTGTTCTCGACCGATAGCAACGCCTGTGATGGCCCCACCAGCGGTCGTGATCTTTACGCCAGGAAAGTCGCCGTATGTTGTTGTACTTGCCATAGTTATCTATTGTAATACGTCGTCCTCGTTTGGACCGACGATTGACGCCACGTATGGGAGCGCACCATATTCTTCGGCTGTGTTGATGGTTTCATAGAACCATACTGTTCCGTCTTGACGCCAGCGACGGAGTGCTGGAGTCATTGACAGATCGTTTCGGACGTTGCCATCGCCCATGAAAAACTGCGTGATCTCGTCCTGTGGCACTGATGGATCGTCTGGGTCCGGAAGCGGGTCGCCAACGTGTTTGTCGTCATACCGATACAATGCGTATCGGACTGCTTCCCCGAGTTCGTACGGATCGTAGTGCCCACCTTCGGCCGTCCACAGATCGATTGCAATTGGCATCTCGAACTCCGACTCGTAGATATAACCGATTGCGTTGTCCGACCCATCGGTCGCGTAGTCGACCAGATCCGTGTTGTGCTCGTCGTAGACCATTGCGCCCGTCGTTGTTACTTCAACGATGGGCGGTCTGAGGTTCGATTGTCCGCCGTCAGCATCGATCTCATAGACCGAGTACGTCGTTTCGTCCGGAAGCCTCTCCGACTCTTTGAGCGCCCGTACAATGCTCTTGCAAACGGTATCAGGTCGGACCATGTTGTGTTAGTTTCAGAACTTCTCGAATTCTTCGGTAATACGGTTTTCTATTGCTTCGATATTGTGCATTAGTGCCCTGTACATGAATCGTTGGTCTTCGACACCAGGATGCACTGAGTACTGGAAACTGGCACCGAGTTGTTCTAGTGCAGCGGGGAAATTTTCTGGACCATAGACACCGTATTCAGTTTGAACTGGATAGCCCTCGAATGGAATGATATAGCCAGATCGGCTTGGTGCATTGATCGTGGCCTTCGTTTGGTCACGAGCTTTCGGCCCAGTTCCATACTCGTGGTACTTGATTAGTTCGTGTGTGGCACCGAAGTAGTGCTCGTTCCACGACAGACTGTAGCCCTGGATTGACTCGACCGCTTCTGCTGTCACATACGAGCTTGCTTTTCGTTTTGCATCCGGGATAATGTCCAAATCAAGTGCCTTGTCAACTCCGATTTGAATTCGCTGTAATGGCTTAAAGTCGTCACCGTATGCATCGGCACGACTTTGGAACTGGCCTGTCTCTGGATCACGGCGTGCTTCACGTTCGAAGCGTTCCGCTTCTCGTTTGAGTTCATCAGCCAGTTCTTCGAAGCCATCTTTCCAACTCATGATTAGTAGTTCGGATGGTCCTCGTAATCAGCCGGTGTAAAGTCACTCGGTGCACCAGTATCGTAGGTGTCCTCGTACCGATCATCGTCGGTATTGACTGCGATAGCAAAGTTCCCATGGCCACCGGACCCGCTCTCACGAAGTGCTTTGACAATTCGCTGGTATTCCTCCAGATACCGGGACGAGTATTCGGTGATCGTCCCGCCTCCGTCTTGCATGTCACCGATCGTCACATCGGACGGCTCTTCGGCTGCATGGGTCAGCACGTGTGTTGCCAGATTCATCACGGCCGATCGATGCGAGTTAGATAGGTTCTCCGGTTTGACCGGATCGCCGTTGTTCACGTCGAGTTCCATCGATGACTCTGCGTGGAACAGTGCCTTCCGTTTTTCTTCGACCGCGTAGTCGTCGGGTCCGGACAACGGAATGTCGTCCAGGTCGACGTACACCGGTTCGTATTCTGTTTCGACGGACATGAATGAGTGCGACGGTCAATGATGCGCTCCGTCGCTAAAACGTGGATTCGCTTACCCTTCGATCACTGCGCACGCCTTGGGGTCGATCGCCAGCCAGCCCATGCGTGTGTAGACACGGTAGACATCGGTCTGCGTCCGATCCTCTCGGTACTCCTCGGACGTGATGGGCTCTCGCTCGCCCTCGTAGCCGTAGAAGTCCGTGTCAACCATCACCGCGCCGGGATTGTCCGAATTACCACCGGCCGTTCCAGTGATATCGAAGTCATCGTCGGCCTGAATCACGTCAAAGCCAGCAATCTCGCCGATCTGTCCGGCACGACGCATGTCCGACTGTTCCTCAGTCGCTTCGAGGAAGTTGCCGTCCTGAAGCAGGTCGTGGGCTGCGTCCAGATCAGCGATGAGCAGATCCGGATCGAAGTTGTCCTGCATGAGCGGACGACGGCCCGAAAGCACGTCGTCGTACGTGAACACGCCGTCCGAGTCCCCCTCGATCGTGCCACGGTTATTGTTCGCAATAACCTGGAAGGCCTGTCGGTTCATTTCCTCCGACATCTGTCGGGCCTGACGGTCGACCTGGTCTCGGACCACGTCGATCATGGCGTCTTCAGTGGCCTCGTGTGTGAGAGCAATCTCGAAGCCGTACTTCGAGAAGGTGAGGGACTCCTTGCTGTAGGTCTCCTGCTCACGCGGGAACTCAGCACCCTCTGCCACGACATCCGGGTTGCCGATCTCGTCGTCCGGCACCGGGAACTGGACTGTGTTGGAGTTGATCCCAGTCGCGTCGTAGTCGCGGAAGGCCTGTCGCCAGACCAGGTTCTCCTGGGTGATCTCTTCGACTCGGTCGCGGAGAATCGGGTGCGTCAGTCGGAAATCATCGATGTCCCCGACCTTCACTGCCAGTTCCTCCGCACTCATCTCGGAAATGTCAATTTCGTCTGTCATTGTAATATAATGTTACTGTGTATCAGTTCTCGTAGCGGATGAGGGCCACGTTGCTCCCATCTTTATCAGTACGGTTGGCTTCGTAGACTGTATAGTCGCTTTCACCAGTCCCAAGGACACCGTCGCCTGTTTCGCCAACAGTAGCAGATGCGGAGACATCGCCATCAACAATTGCCCACACAAGTCCGTGCGAAACCATCTGGATCGCTTCACCATCGCCGGCTGCATCGGCAAGGATGCCGTCAGAATCGTCACCATTCGTGGACGGCTCAACCGTAACGTGGTCACCCGTCGCTGCTCGGCCAGTAACCTTGACCGGCGTCCCACCGGCAAGCGTCCCGCCACTGTCGTTTACAACTGTAACCTGATCGCCGTGACCGAATTCTCGGTCGCCACCTTGCAGTGTCATTGTATTGTAGTAAAATTAGTTGTCAGTTAGTCGAGCACCGTCTCAACGTCGATGCCCATTTCGGCAAGCCCGATCTCGCCCGATCGAATCTTCTCGGCCTGTCGGTGCATCTTGCCGTCTTCGAGGTGCTCCGCAACTGCCTCTCGAAGTTCCTCTTCGGACATCTCGGACGGTTCGCCCTCCGAGAGTTCCTCTTTCGAAACCGAGCCACCCTCGGGTTCGGGATCGGACTCGGTCGCTCCGAGTTCACCAGTGACCGACGCCTCGTCGTGCTCAGTCACCTTGTCGCGGAGTTCGAGGGGCGTGAATCGGTCCTGAAGCTCCTCGCTTTCGAACGGACTGTACTCGGCCAGTTCGTCCGCAAAGACGGTGCCGATCTCGTCCACGAGCCCGTTCAGTTCCTCGTACTCGTCCGTACCGAGCACAACCGGCTCCTCGTGGGCCTGCAACTCGTCCAGGGCGTCCTCGTCAACGCTGTCGAGTTTCTCCTGATTCTCGGCCAGTTCGTCAATCGAACTGTTCACGTCTTCGAGCCGGGATGCGAGTTCGTCGGCATCCTCGGCCTTGCTTCGAAGCGATTCCACGTCGTCCTGTTCGATGACTACGGGCTCGGACATCTCTTCGATCTCCTCGTCCGTGAGCGCATCATATTCGATAGTGTCTGTCATTGTAGTGATATCGGTTGTATCAGAAGTGTTGCCCACCGTACTCGACCCAGTTCGGGCGTCATTGTCCAGTGATGCAACCTGCAAGTTCGGCTGCGATGTCGCAGCCATCGATTCCCCGGCAACCGGTTCATCGAATTCGTCTTCAGCCCACGCGTTGATCTTCGACTGCAACTCGTCGGCCATGTCGTCGGAAATGCCGTCCACTTGGCCAGCCATCTGGTGGGCCGAGTCGAGTCCGTCGAGACTCAGGTCCCCGTTCGGGAACACAACTGGCAGGGCCAGATCGCCGTAGTTTTCCGGAGGCCACTCGCCGGTTTTCGAGACAATGAAGTGATCATCGATCTCGGACATGTTGTCCGTGTCAAAGTCGGACATGGCCGGCTTGTCCCATTCACTGTCGGCGTCCGTGCCGTCATACTCAGGCGTGTGCCATGTGGCTTCCAACTCGGCCGTCGATCCGGTTCGAACGGCGCTGGCTGACATTGACTCGACCTCGTGTAGTGGCTTCTGCATCGTGTCGCCAGTCTTAGTGAACTGGCCATCTTCTTTGTCGATGGCATCGATTTCGACCATGAGCGTGCCATCGTCGGTTTCGAAGCCAGCAATGGTGCCCATGTTACCATCCCACATTACGGTCCCATTGATATCGAGGCCGTTGATGGTTGCCAATTCAGCGTCGTGTCGGTCAGCATACTGTGCCATCTCGTCCTCGTGCATGCTCATATCGGCTTTCGACATGAGCGTCTGCATCGGCTTGATATCGGAATAGCCGGCCGTGATGGTGAAGCCAGTCGACTCCATCGAGCCATCATCGAGGCCCATAATCTCGACCATCACGATGTTCTTTGCCTCGTCAACGTGGACGATCTTTCCGAAGAGATCCGGCTCGACCTGCCATCGAACCAGGTCGCCTTCGTCCCACTCGGGCGCATCGCCCATCATCGACTTCGGCATGTCGGTTCGATCGGGCATGTTTGTCATGTCTGAATCGTCTGTGCGTCGTGCAAGACCGTTTTCTTCTGCCATTTCGTCCGGCACATCCGGAATCGAATCGAACGGATTGTACGCCCAGTTGAGCAGGCTAATGGCCCACTTGCTCGGGCACCCCGACGGTCCATCTCTGGGATCATCGGGCTCGTTCTCTTCGTCGGACATCCGGCTGATGAACGAGATCGTCCGTTTCGCATCCTCGATCTCGTCCGATCCCCACTCGGACTTGTTCGTGTCGAGTAGGTGCATATTGCGATCGATAACCGCTTCCGGATCGACAGAGGCCTTATTTGCACACGGATGATCGGCCCATCGTTCGAGATCACTGGCCGACATGTTGACGTGCTCGGACCACTCACTGTAGACCGAATCGAGATCCTCCTCGTCGCCTTCAAGCTCGGCTGCTTCGGCATCGATCGCAGCCTTGAATCGGTTTTCATCGTGGTCCCACATCGAAATCGAGTCTTCCTTGTGGGCCACCATCGTATCCGTGAATTCGCCCGATTCTGGATCGTAGTTCTCGATCAGATAGACCGTGCTATCACCAGCACAAATTTCCTGATCACCGTCGATCTCGTCGGAATAGCAACCGTCGGATTTCATCCCGCGCACTTTGCCGTGCCAGGTACCACCGGACGAATCGCCTTTGACCCAGTCGCCCTTGCTGTATTCAGCGAGTTGGGCCGTCGATCGTTCGACACCAGATTCGAGCGTTGCGACAGCACCAGATTTCGGCCCGGCTGCCATAGCAACAGCGCCCGACGTGTCGAGGCCACCGATCTCCGCTGTGTTCGACGGTGAGGCCCCTTGCGAGACGACCGACAGATTGTCGAAGAGGATCGATGTGACACGCTTCGCACCGGACTCGGTCTCTTCGAGTTCCTCGACCGGGTCGTGGTATGCTCTGGCACTTACTTCCTGAATGCCAGCAGCAACGTCTTTGGCCAACTGTTCGTAGTGTGAAGCGATCTCGGCTTCGTATCGGACCCCAACGCCCTCATCGTAGAAGGCCTTCGTGACGGTTCCGACACGACCGTCGCTGTTGTTCTGGTGATCGCGGACGAGCGGTTTGCCTTGCAACGACGACGCAGCTTGCTTCAGTTCAGCAGCCGGCCACTGCTTTTTGATACCACTGTTGCCGACTGTTACATCGCCAGCACCGAGGGCAATCCCACTAATCGTGTACTTGCCATCGGAATCCAATTCGGAGTTCAGTTCAGCAGTACCGACGCCGGCCTGCGAAACACTCCGAGTCGCTGCGTCACTCATAGATCAATTAGTTCGCCGTCGATCGGTAGGTGTCGCTGTACGCGAACCCGTGCCCGTTTTCGGCCGGATCGGAGGCCGGGTGGGTCCTGGCTTCAAAGTCCACACTGTTTCCAGTGGCACCAGTCACCTCAATCTCAACAATTGCCGTTCGACCAAGAGCCGTTGTTCCGGCCCCACCATAGTTACCAGCAGTCGGATTGAATACATCCTCTTCTACGACCGACTCATCGGCCGGGGTAATATTTTCAGGATCGTCGTCTTTTGCTACACGAAACGTCACTGTACATTCGTTGTCACCGGTCGCGTCTACTCGAACGGCATCGTGTCGCGGATGCCCATCGAAGTAGAGCGTCTCGGATTCGCCTTCAGCAAGGCTGACTGTCTTTGTCGGATAATTAACCATAGTTAGTTGTTGATTGTAATTCGACCGCGTTCGTACGCAAGCACGAAGTCCTCCCAGTCCATCGTTCGGATCGTGGACTTCGATCGGTTCCGTCTATACACCGCATGTCCGCCCAGATCGCCGAGCAACTCACAGGACGTGCCATCTAAGTCGAATCGCGTCCCGTTACAGTGGTCGATTGTAAACGGGAGCATATCGTCTGGCACATAGCGACCATCGTGTGCGAGTGAGTCCTCGGCAACACCAAACTCGGGTGCGTAGTTGATCTGCACTGTCTCCTTCGATCGGAAATCGGTATCAGTTTTCTGAGCAGACATCGTCGGTAATATAGACCGGATTGGTTGACCACAATTCGTCAGCGACATTGAATTATCTTAGACTACCTTAGAATCGGTTTCTCCATCTTTCGGTGCCTAAGATTTCGTCCTTGAAGCTGCTGCACAGGCGTCGAGAGCCGATTTCTGACATACATCCTCTCCAAGTCGCCCCCATTTGTGTCCACGCGTCCAATGCGATCAAGCGAGCCGGTTTGTCTGATTTACGCCAACTCGGGGGCCAATTGTCAAAGCCAACTCCCGGATCATCAACACCGGGTACGTTGAGCAATTCCGATACGGATTTGTGATGCAGTTCAGCAACACGCCCATCGTTGAGCATTTTATAACTGGCTGCCATTTCAGCATCATCGAGGTCTTCTTCAGGATTATCGGGCATCTCGTTTTCGTCTCCGATAACGGTCTCCCGATCTACGGCCGTAATTTCATCTGCGGTATATGGCTTTGAGCCACCGCTAACTCGTGCCACAACATAGACATCATCACCTTCAGAACCAACTGTCTCCGTTTTGTCGTCACCAGTCGGCCACTCCATCGGGCCGGACATAGCAGCCACGATGGTCCCGTACTGCCCATCATCGTATTCGACCCACTGTCCCTCTTCAAGCGACTGTAGTTGTGCGACGTATCGTGCGCGTTTCATGCTGAATCAGCGTCAAGTTGTGTGACCGGAACGATTTCTGTCCGGCAGTTAAAGTGGAACGGGGGAACGGTTGGCAACGGATCGAAGCCATCGAAGAGCATGTCATCCGGCACATCAGCTTGGAACTGTTCACCAAGCGTCTGATCGGCATCGAACAGGGCCACTGATCCATCACCATCGTCACAGGTCAACTCCTTGCACAACGGCGTTGTGTTCGGATTACAGGGATTGATCAGTTCGACCCCGATGATCTCGTCGTGTCGATCGTATTCGGCCATTTTGAGGGCATTGACGCCACTCATGATCTCGATCCGAGCCATTACATCGGCCCGCTCTCGAAGATCGTCGTTGTCAAAGGACTCGGCCAATCGTTCACCGACGACGGCCGGCGACTCATCGTGTTGGACAGCTTGCGTCGTGTTAACACGCGCAAATTCGTCCATATCACCGACCACGTTCTCGAACGAGTCGGCCATCGCATCGGACAGGAATCGAGCCCGCTGTCGATGCCGGGCACCCATATCGAGTTCGATCTGTGGCGAATGATTTGGTTGCGACAGTGTATCGAGTGTTGCTTCGATAGCTCGCTCGAAGTGGTCTCGGGAGCGCGGATCAATGCGAGCGTCACCAGTGGCCTCAGAGACGGCCCGAGCGATCGCTCCATCGAGTTCGTCACTGTTGCGGAGTGATCGGTCGGCCGTGTCCTCGAACACGCTCACAAGCTGCTCACGGACGTTCACGAGTTCCTCGTAGAGCAAGTCGGATAGATCGGATTCGATATCACGCGTGCTCACGAGTCGCGGATCACTCAGTTCTCCGACTGTTCCAGCCAATTCCGCGGTTCCGGGTTCTGTAGTGACGCGAAAGGAGTTATCAACTGACACAGTGCCAGTGTTTTCTGCACTCGATGAGCTTGAGTTAGCGTCAGATTCTGCTTGTCGTTCTTCTTCAACGTCATCCGGATCAGTGACGATATCATCGCTGCTGATAGCCGTAATGGGCTGCTCTTGCTCCCCATTCGTGGCATCGCTTGTGTAGCGAATGATACTACCTTCAACGTCTTCGGGTGCCACTTCACCGTTCGGTCGGCCCAGATGGAGTTCCACGCTATCGGCCCCATCGAGGCCATAATCTGTTGCGACATCGCGGAGGTACGGCGTGAACAGTTGCTCGACTTCCCGACGAGTCTT